CATCTCCTGCATTAAAGCTTTGCCAACCCAAGGCTCCTGTCCTTCAATCGTTAGGCTGACTTTCGGATCACCAGAGGCAAATGTCCGTATAAAATAAGGCATCATCCACTCAATAGTGTCCAATACTTCTCTAGTTACAAAGCGTGAACGGCCTTTAACCTCATTGCCAAGCGGCTTGCCCTTATACCGATCCCAAGACTTGTTTCTTCTGTCTGCACGATTCTCGGCATAATCCTCAGCGAGTTTTATCTCAGGCAAAACACGCTTTTCAATATCCTGATAATCCATTGATTCAGCCATAATCTTTATTCAACTTCTATAAATCTTTCAAGAGGAGCCAATATTTCAAGTTTAACCTTCAGCGTTTCATTATCAATTTTGCTTGGTATCTTTACTTTATCAAAAGCCAATTCTCTATCTTCAGACATTACTTCGATATATTCACTTATAAAAGATTCCCAAGTTTCATCTTCTGGCACGACAGTAACATTGCCTGTTTTTTTTGGAACAAAATCTTTAGACTTATCTTTGTTCCTCTCACCATCATATATCCCATGCTTTTTAACAAGCTTATCTTTTACTCTTGTAATTTCATTATAAGGTTCTGTAAGCTTTCCAATCAACCTTGATAATGCAAGTCCTGTTTTAACCGGAAACTCAATTTCAAAAAGTTTGCCAAGTGCATCATAAGCATTAAAAATTTCTCCATTAGATATCTTCATTTATATACTCCTGTAGTATGCCTGGAATTATTTGGGGAAAGGTTAGCCAGGAACTAACCTTATCAGGCACGTGTCCCTATTCCCCAAAATATAAAACGCAAAATTATATTATTTCTTTTTCTTTTTCTTTTTCTTTTTAACAGTTTTTTCTTTTATTTCTTTTAACCTTGCGTCTTCTTCTTCAATCATTGTTTTTACAGCATCTAATCTTGTTTTTCCCATTTGTACCTCTTTAAACAGATGTTTCAATAATTGACAAGCTTATACTAACAGACCATTGTTTATCATCAGGTACGGTTTCATTTAGCCTATTAACTATTTCACCTGTTTCATTATCTCTAATCTGCATCTTTGAACCAGCAGACAAAACAAAAGTTTCGCCAGCATTATAAAGCATCTCCTTGATCACTATATACATTTATGTATGCGACAGAACCATCAGTATCTTTTACCCTGATGTTCCCAACAATATCGCCAGAAGCAGTGCTTACCTTATCAAACATATAACTTGCTCCCTCTGTGGCGTTTGTCATATCTAGGAAATAAGTAATTCCACCAGCGCATTCAATACCATTAGTAATAGTACCGGCACCATGAAGATAAATGCCTGAATACATTGTTTTAGTAGCCAAAGCTTCCAGATATAGACCAGTTGCCGATGTACTATATATCGACATATACGGCGTGGTAGTCATGCTTGCCGAAGTTGTGGAATCGCCTATTGAAAATTTCGTACAATCAGAAGAGGACACAAAATTATCCAGCAAATCCTGTATCGCCTTCCGTGTCTGCGGAGTCTTTACATTTTGTAAGTATTCAGCCACCGTTGTCATTGTCTTTCTCCTTTGTCATGTTTCATATTTGCTCTTCGCATGAGACGCTTTCATAATACTCATCCATCATCCCTGCGATGCCTCCAGAATAAGCATTTAAATCTATAGGTACAGTTAACTCTACCTCTGGATCTTCAATCCTGCTGATAGCATCAAGCATATCATCATTCTTCATGTAAAATGGAAATTTCCTTATCTCACGATTAAGTAAAGTTTTTACCAAATCCTCATTTTGATAAATAATAGGCTTCTCAGGTAACAAAAACTTGCCTTCCCTTGCTATAGGAATTAATGCCCTGATCCTGTCATTCTTCCTTCTCTTGTTTCCACTAATACTATTTAATGCAAAATATATGCCTTCTTCTTTCTGTTTCTGTTCAAAATACCAAATATCTGAATCTTTCCCATATTTCTCATAATAAACGCCCATGAAGTTACCGCCTATATCATAGCAAGTAACAACCATATCCTTGATTGCATCCCACCTTTCTCCAAGGTCAAGTTTATCTCTTACCAAGTCTATAAGCAGTCTGTTTGAAAACCTGTCAATACCTACCAGTGCTATAACTGTATAGTTACTGTTTTTCTCTTTTTCGTTTGCCGGATCCACAAGAATATAAAGATTAACTGGTGAAGGAACTGCCCTATATCTATTTTCAAACCACTCAATGTTAAACTCAGCGGCTTCATCAACGGTAGGATTGAGTTCCATTTGGCATGACCAAATGAAATTAGATTGCTTCTTATACTTATCTAATGTACTCTTCCAAGTCATCAACCTTGGTTTCTTATATCCAAAAACATTAATATAATCCTGTGTTATCTGTTCTTTTGCAATATCCTCTTCAGTATAAACACCATCCCACCATACAAACTTTCTCACATTCCACGGATAAATGCCATTCCTCATTTCATCTATAATAGTACAATAGAAATCACCATAATTATAAATGGTGCCTACAATCCTTTGCCAATTTATTCCGGTCAAGGTACCGAGATTGTCTGACATACGAAAAGCATCTTCGGCCTTTTTAATCATATCAGGCGTTGTAGCTGTCTTCTCTGTGATAACATCATCATAAACCCTGATGTTATAGTGTTTTGAATTATGAGTAGGAACTAATGATTCACCAGCTAGATATAAACCAGTGAGAGACTTGACTTGTATGCAATTAACGGGACATGATTCTATTTTATCGAGACTTAAAACATGTACTTTATCAACAAGCAAATCCTTTGTTTTGACTAATGTACCACTTGCAGGCCACAGATGATTCTCTTCTGCAATTATTTCTGTGTCTCTGAATTTTATTTTATAACAATTACCGTTTAATATTTCCCCTGTATTAAAAATTACCTCTACTGGTTTGTGATATTCATCATATACAAAATCACCAACCTCAAGATTACCATGTTTCTTCCAGCCTTTTGTTGTTAATACAGGCGTATTTATATCTAGTGCCTGAGGCATGCCATCCACTAAGCCCCAAGCTTCCAAGCTTCTTGTATTGCTCGCACTAGCACGTTTAAGCTCAAGACCTTCATCGAGTGACCAAATCTTGGCATCTTTCTTTGGTAACTCCCAAAGCTTATCAGGAAAAGCAAACTTTAAGAGAATATTATCTTCAAATGCTATTTTGATAGGAAGCAGGAAACTCTTGGCAATAGGACGAGTATGAGAAAAAATACCAACAGAGAGATCATCATACTTCATAAGATCCTGCATAGTCTTGCCTTGAGTAATAAGAGAAGAATTATGCGTTGGAATTAAATGTTCACCGGCCACATATCTTCCGCCCTCTACTTGGATACACTGACCTGAAACAGTTTTTGTTTTCTCTATGTTATTAAAATACCAATGGCCCCTTCCCCCATGAATTGTATACCAATGATTAGGATTATTAATAATATCTTTAGTAGATAAAATCCTTTCTTGCCATTTAGAATTAAAATCAAAAAATCCAACATCCCATAAATGCTGTGATCCGGCGCATAACATACTTTCTACCATTATTTTGCCTTGCTTCTTAAAATATATGTTATACATCTCAGGATCATATTGTGAACCAGTTGTAGCTAAAACCCTCACAGGCTTTCCGCTAGGAGCAAACACAAAGTCCCCTGGCTTTAATTCTCCATGAGTAGTCCACCCATCAGGAGTCAGCATAGGAGTATCATCACTTAAAAGTTTATAATGACCGCGGCTCCATAGATCAACAGTATCAGTGGGCGGACCTTCTTCTAATTCTCTACATGCCTGTAGAATAAATGGCGTATCAAATGTATTAATATCAACCCTGTTCAACCCATAATATACCATGAAAAACAAATCATTGGTAAACATCCACCTAAGCCATGCTATCTGTTCTTCAAGCTTGGAAGCATTAAAAAACTTCTCTTTCCATAATTCATTATAATCAAACTTATAATAATTCTTGAGAGATTTCCTGCAATTAAGAAAAATAGTCTTTGAAGATATGCCATTAATACTAATAGGTTTCACTATTTCTTCTTAGCCTTCTTCTTACGTCCCATACCATAACAAGCAGCAACAGACCGCTTCTGTGATTCTTCGGGATGCTCACTGCGTCTCACAGGCACACATCGTGAAACATATTTCTTTAATGGCTCGTTCTTCTTACGCTTAGGCATAAAATCCTTGCAAAAGAAAAAATAAAATGTATACTAATTTATAGAATAACTATGTCAAAGATTTGACATTATTATGTCCATACACCATAAATGCTATTTTGTCAAGTAAAAAATGAAAGGAGGGATAATGATTACTGAAAAAGATATTGAGGAAAAGAAGATTACAGAGATAACAGAGGACTTGAATCAATATGCAAAATATGGGGATTTTGTATATGAATACAAGACAAACATGCCAATAATAGGGTATAATGACCGAATTGTTGCGTTAAGAAAGATCAGAGACGAACAAATAATAAACAGTTTAAATGAAATATATAAGCTAAGAAAAGAAGAACCATTATTTATTTTCAGATGGGAAGATCAGACAAAAAATAACTTATTAGAGTTTGGATGGTATGCTTGGACCAACGGAAGGCCCTAAAAAATAAAAATGATATATTAGGTAGTCAGACTCTTATATCTTCTAAATTTTATAATGTTGCCTGTATGACTATTGTGTTGTAGCATTTTCAATGGATACTGTAACAGCATTGATTCATTAAATGGAAACCAATCTTTAAAGAAATTGCCCCCTACTGGTATTTCTTTTTCTAATACTTCAAGAAATTTTATATCGTTTTTATGCCCTATAATCTCTCCATATCTGTAAATTTTGTTTTCACGTAAAAAGGCATAAGAAATTTTGCCATCTCTAATCTGTTTTTCTGTTGCAATAATTCCATCAAATAAAATATAGTCTCTATTTTTAAATTTTATTTTTTGTTGCATTGTTCTATTTCCCTTACTAAAATTGGAGCCGAAAGTAGGAATCACCTAGTGTTCACAAGGCACTTGCTCTACCATTGAGCTATTTCGGCACTGACGCAAGCCATCCATGTAAAGCAAAAGCACAACGTACCCAATATTCGTGTTGTTCATCATCGGAACTGTCATATTCATCAGGACATCCATAGTATTCAATCCACCACTTCTTAAAGTCGTCAGTAAGAGCCTTTTCATGGTATTTAGCAAACCAAGGGTCAGCAGACCAATTCATCTTTATTCTCTTATTCCCTGTTATCAGTGTTAATCAATTAGGAAATATTTTATTTAATTCAGTGTTAAAACCACCTAGACAATTCAAATTGTATAATTAGAATAAGTTTCCATATAACATCAAGAAACCAACAACCGACAAACCAACATATCATCAGCGAGGCTAAAGGTTCATTACCAGCAAAGTAAATAATCAAATCTTGTATTGTATCAATATCCATATCATTTCCCCCTTAATCAATAGGATCAGACTCAAGATAATTAATACTCTTCACCCTATTCTCTAACTCACTGGACAGAGACTCTGTGAGCTTTAATACGTTCATCTGGAAATTTAACTGAACAGGTGCCGTAGTATTCTCAGTCTTTGTCGTGTATCCCCTCTCTTTCCCCTGCCTATCTAAATAATACTTGGCTGCTTCAAGACTGTTATCTTCCATGTGTTTTACAACAACCCTTTCACCAATATCAAGCGCACGCTCCCTCCCTTCATCTCTTGCCTGCTGTAACACTTCACTCTGTGATATCCTGTACCACAAAGACCTCCTGTCCACACCAAGCTCTCTGGCAGCCTCTGTTATGTTGCCACAGTAATTAAATAATGCCACTTTTATCTGAGCAGCCTTTAACTGATCACTCTTCCTGGGTCTCCCAACCTTCCTTTTTTTTACTTGCTTATCAGCCTTCATATTATACCCGCCTCTCTTAAATTAAGGCCTATATAAATATTTTTATACACTCTGCAACCTTCTTCCAATATTTCAATAAAAAATATTTATCACCATAAACACCCAA